CAATGGGGAGCCAACCAGGAGCTGGAGGCGTGCGCCAAGTGGGTTGGCAGCATGTTTCACGGGTACAAAACTTGGTCTGATGAACTCCGCGCCGCCCGCCGCCCCAAGCCGCTGAGCTTGAAGGAGCAGGCGCTGTTTCACTTTGAGTCATTTGCAGCGACATTTGAAACATCTGGCGGAGATTCCGACTTGATCCGCCGCGCACTGGAGGCGCTACCTGAATGACTAAACCTCTTTCCCCCGCCGCGCTCGCTACGTGGAACGCATTTCTTGAACACTCGGAATGGGAAGTGACACCTGCTGAACTCAACGGAGTCGCCGCCGTCCTTCGTGCTGCTGTGGATAAAATCCGGTTTCAAGACCAACTCGGACTAACTGCTTACGGGGGATTTGCTCAGGCACAGAATCAATTCCTCGCCATCGCCGCCGAGCTGGAGGGTGGCAATGACTGACTTTCGTTATCCCTACACATACGCGTGCGATTGGATCCGGATGGTAGGACCAGTCGGATCGGAAGGTGTTGTGCTTTCTCGTTCTGATGCCTCTCGGATTCGTACATGTATTGCATCTGCACTTGGCATGGATGACCGCGAACTGGCTTGTAAACTTGCAGATGCTCAACTTACAAGTGAAGAAGACCCGGAAGTAGCTAAGCAGCAAGCACAGCGACTATTGGCTGCTCTCGGACACATATCACTGGAGGCCAATGATTGATTTCCGAGCGTTATGTACTGAGTTGATGGATGCTATCGACTCTGGCATTCCAGTCGAGCGCATCAAACAATCACCGCTTGCTGTTCGTGTTGACGCCGCCCTGGCCCAGCCCGAGCCGCAGGGTCCGACGGATGATGCGTGGCAGGAGTTCATCGAGCAGGTTCAACGCGCCCAGCATGTGGCAATTAGGGAGGGCGAGTGCCCCCGCTTTGATCTAGTTGAATGTGCTCTGGCGTTGTGGCGAGAGACCCTCCCGCCAGCGCCCGAGCCGCAGGGGCCGACGGAAAGCGACGTGACTGAACTGTTCTATCGCCACATGGGCGAAGGTTCACAGGTTGGCTTTGAAAACGCTGTTGCGGAAGCCCTGGCCCGCTATGGCCGCCCCGCCATCGAGCCGATGCCTACGAGCGAGCGGCCTTGGGAGCGCGAAGGGTGGTGTGACGCGGATGGGAGGTGTTATGGCTGGGACGGTGACTATTGGTGGATGGTCGGAAACCCTGGATGGGCCAACGAAACCATCACCCACTGGCTGCCCCACTGGGCGCTGCCGGTGCCTGGGGTGGAGGGTGCCGATGCTTAACGCCCTGCTCACCCTCGCCCTGCTGCTCGCCCTCGGCGCAGCGGTTGAGCTGTGCTTCAAGGTGGCCTTCGTGCGCCTGCTGCCGTTGCTGCTGAGGTTGCCGTTTAGCCAGAAGGGCAACTTGTGATTACCTTCACCGTCGCCGGCATGGCACCGCAACCGCAGGGCAGCAAACGCCACGTAGGCAACGGCGTGATGGTCGAATCCTGCAAGAACCTCAAGCCCTGGCGTTACCTCGTCCAGCAGGCCGCCATTGCCGTCAATCACCCCACCATCACCGGCCCCGTCTCCCTCTCCTGCGTTTTCCTCTTCCCCCGTCCCAAGTCGCACTACACCGCCAAAGGCACCCTCAAGCCCTCAGCGCCAACCTTTCACAGCGTCAAACCCGATGGCAGCAAATGCCTCCGCTCTACTGAAGATGCTCTGGTCGATGCTGGCCTCCTTCAAGACGACGCACGCATCGCCATCTCCTCATTCACCAAGCGCTACACCGTCGCCGCAGAGCACCCCGGCGCCCTCATCACCATCATCCCCCTCGCGGCAACCTAACCACAACGCCACGACCATGGAACCATGGAGCATCGTCGCTAATCATCCCTTCGATGGGGATCCCTTCGGCCTGGTCATTGATCTGCCCGAGCTGACCATGGCCGATGCTGAGCACGTCGCCATCAACCTCCTCGGCTCCTTTCAGCTGACCGGCGCTTACGTTCCCTCTTCCCTGGCTCATCCCCTGCAGGGGCAGTACCTCTTCTTGTACCGCGTTGCGCCAGAGCGCATCAACCGCATGGCCACCGTTTGGGCTGAAAACTTGGATGATGCCGAGCTGCGTCTCAACATCCTCGCGGCTGACGGCATCCTCCTGATGCCCGCTTCCGGTTAAACTCCGGCCATGGCAAAGAAGAGCACCAACGTAGAAATTGACGAGCGGGTCAACGCTGTCTACGACCTGCTACTTCGTGCGCACAGTAGGCATCAAATTGTTCAGCACGCTGCAAATACCTGGGATGTGTCAGCTCGTCAGGCTGATGATTACATCGCTCGCGCACGCCAGTTGATGCAACTGGACGCCGAGCTGGAGCGCCCGCAATGGCTAGCTGCTGCCATCGCTCGCCTCGTTGAATACGAGCGCCGCGCATCAGAAGCCAACCAGCTCAGCGTGGCCCTGAAAGCCTTGGAAGACCAGGCACGTCTGCTGCGCTTTGAGATGAGCTGATGCCCAGCCTGCTGGACGGCATCACCACTCACTCTGGCCTGCTTGACTTTCTCAACCCAGAGATTGACTCGTCAACGCCATCAGCGGCTGACGCCCTAGCCCGTGTCCGCGCCAGCCTCCTGCCCCATCAACTCGCCTTCTGCGATGACATCACCCACCGCAAGATTGGCCTGGTCTGCGGCTTCGGTGCTGGCAAAACCCACGGCCTGGTTGCCAAGGCTGTCACCCTGGCCGCGCAGAACATCGGCTATGCCTCAGCCCTGTTTGAACCCGTCGCGCCCATGCTGCGCGACATCCTGGAGCGCACCTTTGACGACCTGCTGACCGAGTGGGAAATCCCTTTCACCTTCCGCGTTAGCCCGCTGCCTGAATACACCCTCACCTTTGCCGAGGGGCAGCACACGATCCTGCTGCGCACCATGGAAACCTGGAACCGCATTCGGGGCCAGAACCTCTGCGCCATCGGCTTTGACGAGGCCGACACCGCCCCGCAACGCGTGGCCGAGAACGCAGCCCGCATGGCCCTGGCCCGTCTGCGTGCTGGCCACGTCCGCCAGTTCTATGCCGCCACCACACCAGAGGGCTTCGGCTGGGCCTACCAAACCTTCAAGCGCGATGCCAAAGACGACACGCGCCTGATTCAGGCCCGCACCGCAGACAACCCACACCTCCCTGATGACTTCATCCCCAGCCTGATTGCCAACTACCCGGCCAACCTGATCCAGGCGTACCTGAACGGCGAGTTCGTCTCGCTGACCACCGGCACGGTCTACGACCGCTTCAACCGCAACCGCCATGTGGCGCCCATCGCCATTGAGGATGACGAGACGATCCTGATGGGCTGCGACTTCAACGTCGGCAACACCAACGCGGTGCTGGGTGTGCGCCGTGGCCGCGAGCTGTTCATCATTGACGAGATCGCCGCCGCTCACGACACCGACGCATTGGGCAAGGAGCTGCGCCGCCGTCACCCCCAGGCGCGGGTGCTCGGCTACCCGGATGCCTCAGGCCGCAACCGAAGCACCAACAGCAGCCGCAGCGACATCGCCATCCTGCAGAGCTACGACATCAGCAACATGGCCCCGGCAGCTAACCCGCCCATCCGCGATCGTGTGGCTTCGGTGCAGGCGCTGCTGGAGAACGGCAACGGCGAAACCCGCCTGTGGATTGATCCGCGCTGCCGCAAGCTGATCGAGTGCCTGGAGCTGCAGAGCTACACCGACAAGGGTGAGCCCGACAAACAGGCTGGCTACGACCACATGGTCGATGGACTGGGCTACATGTGCCACCGCCTGTTTGAGGTGGGTCGGCCAACGGCCGGGCGTGCTGTGCGCGGCGTGCGGCTCTACTAGCTCGACATAGCGGAGCCTATGGGCTAGTGTTCGGTAGTCGGAAGCGATGGGCAGCGCCCACCACCGACCACCACTGCATTGACCCCATGACCACCATCACCTGCGCAGCCGTGTGGCTGCTGCTGCCGCTAATTGTCCTGATCGGCGTGGCGCTCTGGCTCAGCGAGAGCCGCCATCAACGCATCCAACGCCTGCACCGCTCCGGCTACAGCCAGACACGCATCGCCCAGCACCTCAACATCAGCCGTTATGCCGTGAGGAAAGCCCTGGCCTAGCGGAAACCTTGAAGTAGATCTTGCCTATGCCATGGCCCGTTCCTACAAACGCGATTCAGGAGGCCGTTTTTCTGGGGGCGGTGGATCGTCAACGCCTAAAGGCACGATTGCCAAGGGCGGCAAAGGCGTAAGCGGTTCTGTCGCTCGGTCCGTGGCCGCAACAAGCGGCAGAGCGGCCCCCAGCTCACGCGGGCAAGCGCCAAGGCTTAAGGCCAAGGCAGGTGCCAAGCTAGTCATGAAAGAAGGCATCAGCAGCCCAGTTGGCAGCGCTCGCGCAGGAGCGATTAAGGCAGCTGCGGCAGAACGTTCGGCCAAGAAAGCTGTTTCTGCAGCCAAGAAACTGCCAAAAGGGCCTAAGCGTGATGCTGCTCTTGGCGTTGCACTTACCAAGTTGGACAAAGCCGAGCGCAATAACGTAAAGGCACTTGACAAGCTGACAAAGGCGGCAAGCAAGCGCAAGTGATCATCTGATACCCGTCTGCCAAGCCGCCGTGCATAACCTCGCCGCCAGCCTGAACAACCTGTCTCTCACCACTGTCGAAGAGCTGCAGGTTCACGATCCATCGCTGGCCTGGCAGCGCATGGAACCCCGCTGGCGGCTGATTGAGCAGCTTGGCCTTGGCACGCTCGGAATGCAGGCCGCTGGCAAGCACTACCTGCCGCAGGAGCCCCGCGAGGAAGACGAGGCCTACAGCGCCCGCCTGGCCCGCAGCGTCTGCCCGCCCTACATGCTGCGTCTGGAGCAGATGCTGGCCGGGATGTTGTGCCGCAAGCCGGTGCGCCTCGACAACGTGCCCGATCCGATCCAGGAGCACCTCTTTGACACAGACCTAGCCGGCAACGACCTCAACGCCTACTTGCAGGAGCTGGCCCGCACCTGCATCCGCTACGGGCATGTTGGCGTCCTGGTGGACTACCCACGCGGCGACGAGGGCGATGACACCCCGGTCACTGATTTCAGCCGGCCGTACTGGGTCAGCTACACGCCGCGTGACATCCTCGGCTGGCGCACTGATGTGATCGGCGGCAGCCAGAAGCTGACGCAGCTGCGCCTGCTGGAGCGGGTCACCGTTCCCTACGGCGAGTTCGGCGAGGAAGTCTGCGAGCAGGTGCGCGTGCTGGAACCCGGCCGCTTCCGCCTGTTCCGTAAGCAGGCATCCAAGAGTCGTAACTGGGAGCTGATCAGCGAAGGTGCCACCACGCTTGACGAGATCCCCTTTGCCGTGGCCTATGCCAACCGCACCGGCCTGATGGAATCCACTCCGCCGCTGGAGGAAGTGGCCTGGCTGAATCTCAAGGCCTACCGCGCCGAATCCGATCAGGCCAACATCCTCCACGTTGCAGCTGTTCCCCGCTACAACCTGTTCGGCGTGCCGGCTGAACTGGACGAGCTGGACGCTGGGCCAGCGTCAGCCATGGCATTCCCGGTGGACGCACGCGCTGAGTTCAGCGAACCCACCGGCACCAGCTATCAGGCCCGCTTCACCGAGCTGGATCGCATTGAAAAGCAGATTGCCGAGCTGGGCCTAGCCGCTGTGCTCGGTCAGAACATGACCAACCAGGCCGCCGAATCCAAGAGCATCGACCGCAGCCAGGGTGATGCTGCGCTGATGGCTGTGGCCCTGGGCCTGCAGAACCTGATTGATACCTGCCTGCGGTTTCATGCGGCCTACCTGAACCTGCCGACAGCGGGCAGCAGCATGGTCAACAACGACTTCGTGGCGCACAAGCTGGAGCCCTCGCATGTGGCCGAGCTGATCAAGCTGCGCGTTGGCGGTGACATCACCCAGGAAACGCTGCTGATCCAATTGGCCGATGGCGAATGGCTCTATGACGACTTCGATGTGGATGCCGAGCTGGAAGCCACAGCTGCGCAGCAGGAGCGGCGCTTGGGGGCGCAAGAGCAGCAGCTGAGCGCCAACCTGCAGCAGCTGCCATGAGCGAGCGGTAGTCACCGGCTGTGACGGCAACCTAGGCCGCACCTTTGACCCTGTGGGTCTTCATGCCTGACAACGACACCGCTCCTGTGGAGCAGTCTGCACCTGATGCCTCGGCCCTGGAAGCTGAGCTGAACCTGCTGCGCAGCAAGAACAAGGAACTGCTGGAAGAGAAGCGCAAGCTGCGCAAATACGAGCAGATGGCAGCAGAGCTGCCTGATGGCACCGATGTGCGGGCACTGCTGGAGTTCAAGCAACGCGCCGAGCAGACCGAGCTGGAACAGCAGGGCAACTACAGCGAAGCCCGCCAGAAGCTGGAGCAGCAGTACCGCGAGCGTGAAGGCACGCTGCAGCAGCGCCTTGATGCCCTGGAAGCTGAGAACCGCGAGCTGAAGTTGATCGGCCCTGCGGTCGCTGCCCTGGCGGACATTGTTCACGACCCTGACGAGGTGATCCGCCTGCGCCTCAAGCCGGAGCAGATTGAACGCGAGCCCGATGGCACCGTTGTTGTGGTGGATGGCTATCAGCGCACACCAATCAACGACTGGGCCAAGACCAGCCTGCCGCAGTATCGGCTCAAGGCACCCAAGCCCCAAGGCACCGGCGCACCGGCCGGAAGTCGCAACGCGGCGGTTGTTCCATCAGGCACCAAGAACCCGTTCAGCGCTGAGCACTACAACCTCACCGAACAGGGCCGCCTGTTCAAAACAAACCCCGAGCTATACGCCAAGCTCAAATCAGAAGCCAAGCGGTAATCTATAGCCGTAAGGGAAGGCTGTGCTGACCCGTGAAGGCCTGTGGCCGCGTCCCAATCCTCTTAAACCATCATCATGGCAACCCTTCGGAGCGACATCATTGTCCCCGAGGTGTTCACTGCCTACGTTGACGAGGCTGTCACCACTCGGTCGGCCTTCATCAACAGCGGCGTGATCCAACCTCTGGACATTCTCAATGCCACAGAAGGCGGCGACTATGTGAACGTCCCGTCCTGGTCCGCCAACCTCAGCGGCGACGCTGAAGTCCTGAGCGACACCACCAGCTTGATCCCTGGCAAGATCGGTGCTGAAAAGCAGATCTGCCCGGTCCTGCACCGTGGCCGCGCCTGGGAAGTGCGCACCCTGGCTGCGCTGGCCGCTGGCGACGACCCCATGCAGGCCATTGGCCGCAAGGTCGCCGACTACATCAGCCACCAGCAGCAGAAGGATGTGTTCTCCATCCTGCGCGGTGTCTTTGGCCCGCTGACCAGCAACACCACGGGTGCGCTGCGTGTGTTGGCCATTGATTCCAACGCAACGGCAGTCACCCTCAACCCCGGCAAGGTGGCTGAAGCCCGCGCTGCTCTTGGCGATCAAGGCGAAAAGCTGAGCGTCATTGCGATGCACAGCAAGTGCTTCTACGACCTCGTAGAGCGCAAGGCGATCGACTACGTGACCAACGATGAGGCACGTGGCGGCGGCACTGAAGCCACCACCGGCATTGCTCCGGTGTTTGGCGGCAGCATGGCCGCAGCCTTTGCCAGCGACCTCACCGTTCCCTTCTACATGGGGATGCGCGTGATCGTCTCTGACGACGTGAACAACGATGGCACCAACTATGCCTCGTACCTGTTCACCCCTGGCGCCATGGCCTCCGGCACCCAGTCGGGCCTTGTGACCGAGACCGACCGTGACATCCTCGCTCTGAGCGATGCCATGTCGGTGCATTGGCACAATCTCTATCACCCCCTCGGTGTGTCCTACACCTCCGGTGGTGTGAACCCGTCCCGCGCCACGCTGGAAGCGGCCAGCAACTGGACGCAGATCTACGAGACCAAGAACATTGGTGTCGTCAGCATCGTTTCCAACCCCAACTTCTGAGGTAACTAACGATGGCATCCATCTTTGAACTGGAGCAGGCCAACTTCGGCCGCGCTACCCAGGGCCGCGTGCTGCTGGCCGGCGGCAACGCTGACACCACCCTCACCGCTGCCCAGAGCGTCGAGAGCCTGATCACGGTGACCCCATCCACGGGCCGCACTTACACCACCGCCACCGCCGCTGAGATCATCAGCGAGCTGGGCGACAGTGCCATTGTCGGCCAGTGCTTTGAGGTGACGATCGTCAACCTCGCAGGTGCGACTCACGCCGTCACCTTTGCTGGTGGTGGTGCAAACGTGACCGTGACCGGCTCTGCCACCGTGGCAGCAGCCAGCTCGGCCACCTTTGTTGGCCGTGTGGCGACCAGCTCCACAGTCATCTTCTACCGGAAGTGATCGGTGGGATTGTTCGCGTTCAGGCGACTGCGTGAACAGCTGGAGGCTGCCTCTGCGGAGGCGGCCTCTTTTGCTGTTGAGCAGACCTCGCCAAAGGAAGAGGCCAGGCCTCGCCGCCGTGGTCGGCAACCTAAGGAAATCCAGGTGACAGAAGACTGATGGCCACCTTTCTGGGCGGCGGCGAGGCTGCAGTAGAAGCAAGCGGTGTCGCTTATCGCGCTGCGGTCACCATCACGCGCCCCAGCAATACCACGGCCTACACCGCCGGTGATGTGATTGGTGTGGCTGATGGCGTCACGCCCGCCAATGCGGGCAGCGCCATCATCACCCTGCCCAGCATCGGCCCCAGCGGTGGCTACGTGCTAGTGCAGTCGGTGCGCCTGTTGATTGCAAGCACCACGGTGCCCAGCGGCATGGCCGGATTCCGGCTGCACTTCTACACCGCCATTCCCACCGCGATTCTGGACAACGCCGCGTTTGATCTGGTGAGCGGCGAAGTGGGTGCCTATGCGGGGTTTGTCGATCTTTCAGCGCCGCAGGACCTGGGCAGCGTGTTGTTCACGCAAACTGACTACTGCGGCACGGCAATCAAGCTGGCAGCCGGCAGCAACATCCTTTATGCCGAACTTGAAACCCGTGGCGCGTACACCCCAGCCAGCGGCACTGCTCACAGCCTGCGGGTAGTGACACTGGAGGCTGGCCTGTGACGTTGGCACTGCCATCGCGCCGCGCTGCGTTGATGCCAGGCCTGTGGGTGCGCAACGCCCTTTGGCGCAGCGCAAAAGCGGTGCCAAGCCTTGATCTGCGCTTTGCGGACAGTAAATCGCTGGTTGACTCCAGAACGGGGCAGAGCCTGATTACCTTCACCCGCGCCAGCAGCGCGACCTTCATCGACAGCGCGGGAACGCTGCAGACGGCAGCTGTGGATGTGCCGAGGTTTGACCACAACCCCACAACCGGCGAAAGCCTGGGCCTGCTGGTGGAGGAGCAGAGGACGAATCTGCTACTGAATACAGCAACGCTATCGACTCAATCAGTCACCGTTACAGCAGTCGCTCACACGTTGTCTTTTTATGGCTCGGGGACTGTCACACTCTCTGGAGCAAGCACGGCAGGCCCAGCTGTTGGCAGTGGTGCGTTTCCGGCGCGGACAACGCTGACATTTACGCCATCTGCTGGCACGTTGACGCTGACGGTGACAGGCAGTGTCACCAGCGCCCAACTAGAAGCCGGCGCCTTTGCCACCAGCTACATCCCTACCACCGCCGCCGCAGCCACCCGCAGCGCGGACGTTGCCAGCATCACGGGCACAAACTTCAGCAGCTGGTATCGGCAGGATGAGGGGACGGTGTTTGCGGACTATACAGGTGTTATTGCAGGCGTAAATCGCGGTGTTTGGACGCTAACTGCTGACAGTTCTAATGCAAATAACATCATCGACTTTTTCAATGGTGGCGTATCTCCAGTGCTTCGCGTCAGTTCATCGGGGGTAACTCAGGCTTACATTTTTACTGGTACTGCAACAACTGCAACATTCAATAAAGTCGCTAGTGCGTTTGCCCAAAATAATTTTGCTCGTTCGTTGAATGGGCTTGCGGCTGATTTAGACACATCTGGAACAATGCCCGCAACCGCGCCAATTTTGTTAAACATTGGCACTATCAATGCTTACGGCGTTGCCTCATTAAGCGGCACCATCCGCCGCCTCACCTTCTGGCCCCAGCGCCTCCCGAACTCCACTTTGGAGGCAATCACCCGATGACGCACTACCTCCGCTTCCCCGACGAATCCACCGGCATGGCTGCGCTTGATGCTGCTGGCCTTACCACCACCAATGAAGACGGCGACACCGTGGTGCTCACCGCCAGCCACACCCACGCTCTGGATGTGATCGGTCCCATTTACACAGGTGGCACCTTTGACCCCGACACCGGCGAAGTGCTTACCCCACCCGTGCTGCTGAGCGGCTGGCACGTCAACTACATCGGTGAGCTGCCTGATGGGTGGGACGCCTATGTCGTGACCCCCGTGCAGCCGGCAAGGGTGTTTGCCGCCTGATGGCTGATCTGTCCGCACAGGTCGAGGCCTTCCTGCGCAATGCCCTTTCGGCCAAGAAGCTGGAAGACCGCCTGATCAAGCAGGCGCTGCGCGATCTGCGCACCACGCTGGCAGCTGTGGAGCGTGCGGTGGGCAGTTCCGGCGCTCTGGCGGTAGGGCCAGGCCGGGAGCGCATCATTGCCAGCATCGTTGCAGCTGTTGGCCGCAGCGTGCAGGACAGCTTCGGTGTGCCGCAGCTGGCGGCCATGCAGAATGCCCTGGCGCCATTTGTCGAGCGGC